AATTTGCGCAGTTTGATCACCGCCCGTCCACACGCCCCAAACAGTCATGGCGCTTGGATCGTTTTCAGTTTTAGTCGTATAGGCGCAGTCTACTGCCGCGACGACGTAGTCGAACGGCGGATAGGAGTTACGATCCCAAAGCTGCCACCATTCCCGCTTGATGACGCCGCCGCCCCTTGGCGTTGGCGCTTGATCGAACTGCCCCGCAACGGCATAAGGCCCCATCGCCTTCTCATCGCGGTCCACCACCGCTTCAGGAAAACGCTTAGGAAATAAAAGCTGTCCCGGTTCTTTACGGGGATCAACCTCTCCGAGCATTGTTGGCATGGCCCTTGAAGGGTCATACCGCATCGGAAGCATAATATGGTCATAGCCAAGGCCCTTGTCGAGAATAACGCCTGAAACGTCCTCTTCATGCAGGCGCTGCATGATAACAACGATTGCCGATTCTAATGGTTTATTCAATCGGGTTGGAACAGCTTCAAGAAACCATTCGATCGTCGTGGCTCGCATTTGATCAGAACCGGCTCCCTCAACTGAGTGAGGGTCATCAATGATAACTCTGTCGCCTCTGGCACCCGTGATTGACCCTGAAGCAACTGCCTGCATAAATCCAGTCGCCGTGTTCTCAAACTTGGTCTTTTGGTTTTGGTCTTTTGTTAGCTTAACGCGGTCGCCCCATCTTTCTTGATACCATTCCGAATCAATCAAGCGGCGCATCTTTGTTGAGTTGCGGACTGCAAGGTCTTGGCTATGAGAGGCGCAAAGATACCGCATGTGCGGCATGTTCTTTGGACCCCATTCCCAAGCAGGCCAGAAGACAGAAGTAAGTAAAGACTTCATCATGCCCGGCGGGATGTTGATTAGAAGGCGATTGTAGAGCGAGCCATTCTCAAGCTCGACGCCATAAGTGATTGCCTCAAGATGTTCCGCCAGCATGTCGACATGCCAGTTGTGATGGTATTCTGCGCCCGGCTCAACGATATGCCACGCTTGCCTGATGAACTCGCAAAGGTCATCTTCGCAATCAGCTGCGCTTATGCTTGTTAGCACTTGATGGCGGTCAAACTTCTTACCGTATGCCTCAACGATTCTTCCCATTACTCTCGTTCACTTCATCAAACGTTACTTCGCTGCCCTTTGGCATAATGACGAAGCCATCGTTCATCATAGACTTAAGATAAGCCTGAACAACTTTATTAACATGACTTTCAAAGTGGGTTTCCCACCTTGCCGCGGCAAGTGCATCCTTATGCGCCTGAATAATAGTCTTGCTCATAATCACCCCAAATTGCTGCGACGATGGCTTCTTTACGGTTTTCTATCTTCAATTTCCCCACAATGTAGGGAGAATATATATCCCAATTCTTAATGATAGAAACAGCTCTTGCCCTCTCTTCGCGTTTAACTTCCTCTATTAAAGTCTCACGTTCTTTCTGTGTCATGGTTTCAGCCTCAAAGACGTAAGGTGCATTTCATCGCCAATTTGCCCACTTAAAAAAGTATTAAAGGCAATGCTGATTCTAGTAAGTGTTCTTTCTATGACTGTATCATCAACGCAATGTTTTAAGTTTGACGGGAAAACAATGATATCTCCAGTCTCGACGGGGACAACCCAACGCTCTGCATTATATTCGTTGAAGCTTTTAGGCGGCAGCATAAATTCGCGTAACAACGTATTAAAGAAAGATATATTGTCCTGATTTTTGTCTGCACTAAAGTAAAAAGTCCCAGACAAGAAACTATTAGGATGCGAATGCGGATGATGGTGTTGGCCCGGATTGGTGAAGTTAAGCCAAGATTGAGTGATGTATATTTTAACATTTAAGGCTGGATCGTAAACGCTTTTTAAATAACTATCCAACGCAAACTGAATCGATTCTCTTATGCTAAACATAGGATCTCGGTCTAAAACGTAACGGTCAACACTAACGACATTGCCTACGTTCAAGTAAGTGTCTTTGCTGCATTCTTCTACGTAAGCCTTTTCTTCATCACTCGGCTTGCGCCCGGTGTTGAATTTGAACACAGGTGTAGGGAAAAGGTTGAGTCGCTCAATCTCTTTCATTCAATCACCTAATGAGATGTTCCGCGCGTCCACATTGTGGCTCCCAAGTCTTCAGCTTTGTTCGTTGCTTGGTCAACGGTATATATGAAAAACTTTTTAGCCCGATCGAAGTCTTTAGCCGAAGCCGTCCAATTGCATAAAACAAAGGAGGTCGATGCTGCCAATATTTCTAATGCCTGAACGGTGTCGCCAGTCTCGTTCAGGATATTAATTATCTCTGTTACTGCCTCAACAACAACGGAAATTTCTGCACAAACATCTTCATCGTAATCCATGCAGCTCCTTAATTCGCTTTCTCCCAGCGAATAACTCCGTCTGCTTCCCCTGCATTGGCCATGTCTTGGATCTGTTTTGCCAGTATCTGGCAAGTTTCATCAAAGTCCTGACGGTTCTCAGTGCAAGCATAAATCATCTTGGCGCAAATCATCCCGAGCACTGTCATGGCTATCTGCGGATCGGCAGGCTCCATCAAAGACTCCGCAATTGAATTGGCCGTATCATTCATAGATTTTGCCTGCTCGGCGGTAATTGGTTCTCTCATTACTCTTCCTCAGTAGCTAATAAGATCTTCTTCAAAACTTCCCGATCTTCAGGGTCAAGCTGTCGCGCGTCAATCTTTTGCGTTTGTTCAACCTTGATAGCGCCACCATCGGCACCAGTGACAGCAGTTTCCTTGCGCTCAGTGTAGTCTTCACGAAAGCGTGCCTGCGCAGATTTGATCCAAAGATTGGCGTTAAATTCTCGGCAACGTAGGCCGCCCATGCCCTCCCGCTCCCACCATCCCTGCTCGTAAGTCTTTGCTGCGCGTAGTGCGGTGAGAAATTCTGCGTGTTCGTCGCCCCAATGATACATTGAGGCCTTATCAATTTCGAACTCGCAAGCGATCATTGCAGGACTGTAACCTATCTTTCCCATCTCAATTGCAAGCTCACAAAACTCCGGGCAATACTTTGAAGGACGCCCTACCGGACGCTTTTCGGGCTTTGCCTTGTTTTTGGCGGCCGCAATCTTTTCTCGGATTATGACGATTGGGTCTTGCTGTTGTTCGCTCATTTTAATTACAATTTCTTGGTTGAACGACTGTGCAGTCGAATACATATTTGACCGGGACACTGCACCCAACGAGGAGCGCAAATCCCAATAGCGCAAGGCTATAGATGGCCGCTGTTATAAGAAAGCGCAATGTTTCCTGCTTCATTGGTTCAGACCGCAGCATGTTTCCCCCCTCATCATATCACACCGCGGTCTGAATTTCACTCAGTCAAAATCACCAAGATCTTCGTCTAGTTCTTCAGTTTTGAATGAAGCCATTGCTGCTTGGCCCAAGGGGGTTCCCGCCAGCATCCCCAAAGCGTCCATATACACAGCCAAAATAGCCTGCTCCTCAGCACGCTTTTTGGCATCCTGCTTACGCAATGCAATGATTTTCTTAATAATTTTAGGATCAAAGCCATTTCCTTTTGCCTCGGCATATACTTCTTTTATATCCTCAGCAATGACTGCCTTTTCCTCTTCTAATTTTTCTATGCGTTCAATTATTGCTTTGATTTGATTATTATTTCCCATTTTTCTGCTTCCTCTATCGTTTTTAGAACGTGATTAGCCATGTGCCAGCAGTAGTCGCACGTTTCTATACAAGGCTCTGTTGCTGATGTTTTGGCTATATGTCTATATCCATCCGAATCACGATCAGTGCGGACCCCAAAAGTGCAGAGGCCATACGCGATAATCTCCCTCATATCACTTCTCATGTCAACATTCTTTCTGAGTATGTGAGGATTGTTATTTATTCATAATTCATGAACATATTGATTGAGTAGCGACCGTTTCCTGAATATGGCGTATCCATCTCAATTGATACCTTTTCGACCTCATGTTCTATGATACCGGGGAAGATAACCATTCTGTTGGTTTGCTGAGGCAATCTGAGTTTATATTTAGGGAATACCAAGTCTCCCCCTGTGAACTTTTGAGGCTCCCTAAATAGGTTAATGACCGCGCTCATGCAGGACCTATCCATATGGCTGTGGTAATGATCCCCATCTTGATAATAATTGAGAAGTATTCCGTATCTATTGCTGGTCGAGAGATAATCAAAAATATAATTAAAATCCTTAAAAATGGCCATAAGCTCTCGGTTAAAGAGTTTTGATGAGCATCGAATAATGTCTGAAGTATCCTTGTCCTTGTAAGCATCAAACAGGAATATGCCGCTTCCCTTTTTCTTTGGTTGCTGATTCTCATCTTTAGCCGCGGATGTTTTTTCTGGTGGGTATAGCTTATGTTCATAAGTTAAGAACTTTAGCTCATCCCAAACCTGCTCCAGCTCATCTGGCTCAAAAAACTTTTCTAAAATGATATGGGGAAAAGGATCTGGGAAATAATGAATATCCATAAAGTTTTCCTTGCCTGTTGACAGGTGAAGTTTTTTCACCTATTAGTTTTTCATCATAATTGATATTGACGGAGCAGACAAATGGCCAGCTACCACGATTTGATCATTAACGCAGAGACCTTCATCGAAGACGAAGTTCAAACAAGAAGCTGGAAAACCGGCACTGTAGAGTGCAGCCTCGGCAGAGAAACAAAACGCCTGCCTGCTAGCATAATTGGTGAAATGCTAATTGCTAGCGGCTTTACAGCTAAATACTACACAGGCAAAAAACTCTGGCCTGCCAGCGTCACATCACGCATTGACCAACGAACCGGCAAAAGATGGGAAAGCGTAGACTTTGGCCGCGACGAACGGTCAGGACGTTGCCGCAAAGTGCAATATGTTTGGTTTGCAAAAGACTAATCAAGGGGCTTCGGCCCCTCCCTCACTTCTATGGAGATCGATATGAGAAACTATAAAAAAATGTTTGCACACTCAAGCGGCAGGCTGGTCGGGGTTGGAATCCCTGACCTACGCCTAGATTTGTCGCAAAGAAAAAAAATGCTGGAAATAGCCAAAAGAAGAAAGGAAGACCCAGAGTTCGACAGAGAGTGCATCCGTAAAAGCGTCATGCGCTGCGCTAACACCAAAGCCCTAAAAAAGCCCGTCACCCTGCCAAAACTAAATTTTCTAGAAAAAAATGCAGAAATTTGAATTTAGCAGTAGACAGGTGAACTTTTTTCACCTATAAGTATTTTCATTGAACAACACACCTATGGAGATCGATATGACAAACTTTACCGCCGCCGAGAAAGCCGCTTCTGCCGATGCTTACGCAGCTCTCAAATACGAACAAAAAGCAATCAACGACCGTGTTGAGGAAGCCAAAGAGGATCTTATCCTCAAGGCCGGCAATGACAAGGAGCTGATCGGTGACACCATCATTGTCTCTCTTTCCGCCAGAAAGGGACAGGAGACCTTTAACAAAGATGCAGCCATTGCTCTTCTTGTCGAACTCGGCGCTACGCAAAAACAGATTGCAGAGCTGAAGGGCGTTGGCAAACCAACCACGGTAATCAACCTGAAGCCAAAGCTGGCTTTAGCCGTCTAATAGATGGGGCTACGGCCCCTTCCACCCTCACACTTATGGAGATCGATATGGCTACCTGCACCTCATACCTCTACATGATGAACACAGACTGGGTTGTGACCATCGAATACAAAGTCACACACTACGGCTCTCCTGCAACACGTTTTGACCCTGCAGAAGACCCTGAGTGGCATATTGAGCACATCTGGCTATCAGAAGACTGCGGCAAGAAAATTGTTCGTCCTGAGTGGGAGCTGACAGGTGAGATGTTTCACCTGATTGCAGATCTCGACGACACACAGGATGCCATCGCTGAACATCTGCACGACAGCTATGACGACAACGAGCCTGATTATGATGACTACCGCGAGCGTCAATACGAAAACGACTGCAGAGTATTTTAATGGAGATCGATATGAGAATCATCACAGGCTACGACCCACAACCAATTCACACGACGCAATACGATTGGTTTGCTTATGACGACGAGACCTACGGCGGTGAAGAAACAGATCCCGTAGGCTTTGGAGAAACGGAAGACCAAGCCATTGCCGATCTATACCGCCAGTTATTCTTAGATGATGGAGATTGATATGAACATCATCTCTCACAAATGCACCTACACCAATACTTGGTTTGCTTACGACGACAACTACGCCGACGAATACACACCCCACGGTGTGGGAGATAGCCGTCAAGAGGCAGTTGAGAACCTCAAAGAGACAATGGAAATATACTTTGAAAAGCATGACATGATGTCAGACTGGAATCTTTGGGTATCTGAAATAAACAGAATTGAGAGGTATTGATATGACACGCGCTTACGTCTTTGGCTCACTCGAGCCTTGCTACGAACACAACCCTACGCTGTGGACTGTGTTTTGTGCCCTAACAAACCGCCCGCTTGCGCAACCCAACTACAATTGGACAGAGCATGACGTTGTAACCTTCATACTATCACGAGGCCATATCAATGACGCCCGAATCAATAAAGACGATAATGTTGAACCAAAATTTATCCGTGAAGGATTTGGCAACTATATCAGACGTCACAACACGGCAGGTGATAGCGTGGAGGATGGGCACTTCTCCGGTGCCGCAGATTCTTTCCTTCTTATTGACCGCGCTTGAGACTGGTCAGATAACTCAAGACTGGCTTGTAGAAGTTTTGCAGGAAGAACTAAGAAATAAAATTATATAAAAAAAATGGGGGAGGCGATGAAACTCCCCCTTTGTCACGCAATGTGTGCTTTCCTGTATTCGATGGCGACTCCTGAGTTTGTTAACGAGACAAGATCACAGGGAGGTTGACGATATCCCTGCAATTCCTAAAAATCTGTTTCGTATCTTTCGCCAAGGTCCATCATCATTTCAAATGACCTAAGATTAGAGCTGAGATACTTAATCTTTTGACGTGCTTCTGCACGCTCCTCTTCACTAAGATCTGGCGCTTCCGCCTCAAACTCCGCAGCATTTAACTCTCGGGTTATTTTATTTACAAGCCTTGCGATGCTGACTGCGTTGTAGAGGTATGCATCTTTAACTTTCATATCGATCTCCATCATTAAAAAGGTATGTCTTCGCCGTATTCCCAATCAAATCCCTGCACGCCGTCTATTGGCGGTGAGGTATCAAATATACCCTCTCCCGTCCCCACTGGGGTGTCGAGAGGGTCTGCGACCTGCTGCTTGGTCTTTGTAACCTTTGCGCCCGGGAACTCCTCTTTGATGCTTGCTATTTCAGGGAAGGCCGAGATCATATTGCCGATCTCTTCCAGTGTATAGACATTTATCCGACGGCCCTCAGCCAAGACCCGATTGACCAGATTAGGCTCTCTAACGATTGTAGCAACCGTGCCGTCTTCAAGCGCCACTTCCCATATCGCTGGGTCCAGCACCTGTGCGCCTGCAGCGGTTGCCGCGGCATCAAGCGCCTTCCACGCCTTAACCATCCTTCTTGCTTCGCGCCTGACGTCTTCAAGACCACCATCCCATCTTGCTTGACTTGTCAAATATCGCTGACGATCGAACTTCTCACGCAACTCAACTGGAACAAGAAGCCTCAGCCTATCACGCCCCCACTTAAGCTCAAGCTCAACCTCGAGGGCGTCTGCATCATCCAACTCCGCCCTGCCGGCAATGTATGTGCCGGGGGTCTGCATCCACTCAGCGGGCTTGTATCCTGAAACAACGACGCCCCTATCACTCGGCGGCGGTTTCTTCTTTGACTTTCTTGGAGCAGCCATTTTTTATCCTCATACAAATATCGATATAAATTCTGATGACCGTTATTTCTACAACCAAACAGATCATCAGCACTGACAGTATCGCCGTCGTCAGAAATCCACCAACGACGAACAATATGGGCGCAAGTATAAACCTAATCACCTATCTGATCCAAGATCAACGAGAACACGAACGACACGAAACTAGCCAACGTGATCGATCCTATCAAAGCCGTTATTTCATCGGGCGTGAGTTTCATCGCATCATCTCATTATCAAACCAAGCCATCGTTCACAGCATCTTCTATCATAGAAAATACCATCTTTAACCCATCTGGATTTTTATCCATAAAAGCCTGCAAACTTTTACAGTCGGCAAATCTTTTCTGAGCACGACTATACCCAAGCCTGCTGCGCCGGATCTTGCCGCGTATCTTGTTTACAGACTTAACCCGAAAGTTAATCCACTCGTCTTCAGGTGTGCCGTTTATCCAGAACAACCGATACTGGTCGTTCTCAACTATCAATGGTTCGACCATATCGGTCCTCTGATTCTCAATCGCCGTTAAGGCTAATACAAAACCCCATCGCTCGTCAACCCTCAGACGCAGCGACCGAGCGCGCCCTCAAGGCGCTGGCGAGGGAGCGAGTAGTCCCTGTAAGGGGGACACCCTCGCACATTCGATGTGTTTGATTTTAAAGGATTCGCGAGGGTCTAGGGTAGGATAGGACTCTCGCGACTCTCGCACCCTCGCGTTTGCTTTGTTATCAATCATTTGCGTCATTTTCAACACTCGCATCGATACCTGCCTTGGTGGGTGGGTTCCAGCCTCCCCGTTTTGTGTAAGCGGGCCATATTTCGACATGCAGACCCTTCTTTGTTGTCTTATTATCCTTGTAGTCTGTCTCGACCCAAATGTCAGAAACGAGAAAATATTTGATCAGTTTCTTCGCATCTGATTCGCTGAACTTCACATTCTTAAATCTGTCCTCGACAATCTGTAGCATCTTATTCGCCGCATATCTTGCAGTAGCATTCGCCGCATCTGTCCACGGCTTCTTGGCAAGCTCATCACTATCCATTTGCTCAAAGAAAGCATCCCAGACCTCATTAGGGAGACGGACGCCGGAGACTATTGCACTTCCCGTCTCCTGCTTACCGCCAAAGTCTATGTTGATGACGTTGCCTGTGTGGATCGTTCTTTCGATGTAGAGGCTCGTGCGTTCACGTCCAAAGCCAGTGACGAAGGAAACCTGTGTGACCGTAAAATCGATCTCCCAGCCGTCTGGAGCAGTTTTAATCTTCTGAGCTGTGATAGAGCCAAACATCTGCCCGGGCTCTCTCTGGACCCACAGGATGAAGTCTGCGGCACCATCAAAGACAGTCGAGCCACGCATCGTCCCATTGCCATTACGGCTCATGTGATGAACGCCAATTACGGCACACTTGAATGAGGTCTTGATGTAGTCGCAGGCTGCGACAGCTTGTGTCATATCCTTCTGCAGGTTCTCATCTGCGCCGGGGAGGACACGGGACATTGTGTCGACGAACACCGCCACAACTGGCGCTCCCTCCATCTCCTGAGCGTGCTGGAT